TCATGCAAGATGGTTACTTCTCTGAAATGAAAGAACAAGAGATCAGAGGTTCAAGGTTACAACAAGCACAAGACTTGTTCCAGAACCAAATGGTTGGTAAAGTTTTTTCTATGGACTACGTTCTTAAAAACGTATTGAGAATGACAGACTTAGAAATCGAAAGACAAAGAGAACAGATTAAACAAGAAATTGATCAAGGCATCATCAAAGATCCATACAATGATGAAGCCCAAAATTATTAAGGAGAAATTATGAGTGAACAAGTAAGTAAAATGATTGATGCTTTAGATAAAGACGATAACATCGAAGCAGAGATTCAATTTAAATCTGCATTGACAGATAAAGTTGGTGATGTTTTGGATACGAAAAGAAAAGACCTTGCAAAAACTTTTGTTGCAAGTTCGGACGAAGTAGAAACACCAGCAGAACAACCTGCTGAAACATCAGGAGATGAGAATGTCGATAGCGTTCAGCCAACTGAACAACCAGATACTGGAGCGTAAAGACGACTATAAGAAAATAAACTCTTATAGACGACTACCTCCACGATTGAAAAAAGAAGTTGACAAAGTGATGTCCTTCGCACAAGATCGTAGAGGTAACGTAGATGTACCTAAGTTGATGGCAAAAATCGATAAGTCTCCTGCAAAGAGACAACTAGAAAAAATTGTAGACGATATACTGTCACAATAGGAGAGAATAGATGAAGTTAGAACTTAAAGGAAGTAACATAGATAACGCCTCTAACAATAACATTGGTAAGGCAACATTAGTGAGAGTACATTGTACATCAGCTGCAACTTTGACGATAAAAGAAGCATCAGCTGGCGCTACAGTAGGGACTGTTTACATACCTGCTGGGGGTACTGAGTACATCATTAAAGAAGCATTACAAGAGATTACATGTGCGACTTCAAAAAGTACAGCCATTGCGTACAATAGCTAGTGCTGAAGCGTAGAAAAGTTATAAATAGTTACTAGGTATTACAAATGAAACTTATCAGAGAAGAAGTATCAAACGCAGAATATATCGTTGAAGAAACCAACGGTAAAAAGAATTACAAGATACGTGGTGTTTTCATGCAAGCTGACATGAAGAACAGAAACGGACGTATCTATCCTATGGAAACTCTTACTAAAGAGGTCAATCGTTATAACAAAGAGTTTGTCGAGCAAAAAAGAGCTTTTGGCGAACTTGGACATCCTGACGGACCAACTGTCAACTTAGAACGTGTTTCTCATATGATCACCGATTTAAAACCTGAAGGTAAAAACTTTATAGGTGAAGCTAAAATTATGGACACCCCTTATGGAAAAATTGTGAAAAACTTAATAGATGAGGGTGCAAAATTAGGAGTTTCTTCCAGAGGCATGGGGTCGCTGGAGAATAAAGGCGGTAGTAACTACGTAGGTAGAGACTTTTACTTAGCAACTGCAGCCGACATAGTTGCAGATCCATCTGCGCCAGATGCCTTTGTACAAGGTATCATGGAAGGCAAAGAATGGGTTTGGGATAATGGTGTTATACGAGAAGTCGATATACACGAAATGAAAAAGACAATTGAGAGAGCGAAACGAATTGAACTCGCAGAGAAAAACGCTAGCGTATTCAAAAAGTTCCTTTCAAAATTGTAATATTATAAATATTATATTATATTAATTCGAATTAATAAGGAGAGAGTTAAATGTCAGAAGTAGAAAAAAAGCTTGAAGATTTAGAAGCGATTGCAACTGAAGAAGTTGTTGCAGAAGCCGCTGCTAATGAACCAGCTAAAAAGGCAGTTGCTCCAGAACCATCACACATAGCGAAAACATCTAAAGAAGTAACAGACACAGGTCCAGCTGTAGTAAAATCAGATGCACCTAAGAAAGATTACGCAAAAGATGTTAACCCTACGAAGGATTCTGTTAATGCGAAAGCTGACAAAGGTGATTCTGCTCCTGTTTCTCAAGGTTCTTCAAGTATTAAACCACCGAAAGAATCTATTGCCGCTGGCGACCAAGTCGAACATGATGGCGAGGAACTCGCAGAAAAATCTAAAGACGCTGAAGCAGAGAAGACTGCTGAAGACAAGCACAAAGATAAAATTAAAGAGATTAACGTCAAAGAAGATGTTGATGCTTTAATCAATGGCCAAGACGATCTATCTGATGAATTTAAAGCAAAAGCTGCTACTATCTTCGAAGCTGCTATCAAATCTAAAGTTGGTGCAGAGATCGAAAGATTAGAAGAAGAATACGCTAAGAATTTAGAAGAAGCCAAAGAAACTGCTAAATCTGAATTAACAGAAAAAGTAGATTCTTACCTTAACTACGTAGTTGAGGAATGGATGAAAGAAAACGAACTTGCTATTGAAAAAGGTGTCAAAGGTGAAATCGCTGAAGACTTTATTTCTGGTCTAAAACAATTATTTGAAGATCACTACATTGATATTCCTGATGAAAAGTACAACGTATTAGATGCTCAAGCATCTGAAATCGAAGAACTTAAAGGGAAGTTAAATGAAGCAACTTCAAAAATCGTTGACTTAAATAAAGAAGTAGGTGAAAACACTAAAGCATCTATTTTTGAATCCGTATCAGATTCACTAGCTGATTCTGAAAAGGAGAAGTTTAAAGGTTTAGTAGAAAGTATCGATTACGAAGATGCTGATTCTTACAAAGCAAAATTAGAGACAATAAAAGGATCTTATTTTGTGAAAGAAAAAGCTCAGAATAACGTTACGGAAACTAATGACGCCGAGGGCGGACAGATTGATATGTCTGAATCTATGTCAGCATATACAGCCGCAATCTCAAGGACAAAAACAAAAAAACTTTACTAAATGATAAGTTTTTATAAATATTATAACGAAAGAAAATAAGGAGAGAACGATGTTTTTATCTGAAACATTACAAGAGAAGTGGCAACCAGTTCTTGAGCACGCCGATCTTCCTGAGATCAAAGATGCTTACAGAAGAGCTGTAACAACTGTCATACTCGAAAACCAAGAGAAAGCTCTTAAAGAAGACGCTGCATTTCTTGGTGAAGCTGCACCTACTAACGCAACAGGTTCAGCTATTGCGAATTGGGATCCAATTCTAATTTCCCTTGTTAGACGTTCTATGCCTAATTTGATTGCATACGATATCTGTGGTGTACAGCCAATGACTGGACCTACAGGTTTAATCTTCGCAATGAAGAGCAGATTTGCATCTCAATCTGGCACAGAAGCGTTATTTAACGAGGCTGACACAGACTTTTCAAGTAGAAATGCTACTGGTTCATCTGGATCAGGTTTCCCTACATCAACAATTCACTCTGGTACTAACCCAGCAGTATTGAACGATTCTTCACCAGGAAAATACAACACTGGTAAAGGTATGACAACTGCTTACGGTGAAGCACTAGGTGATGCTAGCGGAAACGCATTTGCAGAGATGGCTTTCTCAATTGAGAAAACTACTGTAACTGCAAGATCAAGAGCTCTTAAAGCAGAATACACTATGGAACTTGCACAAGACTTAAAAGCAATCCATGGTTTAGATGCTGAGACTGAACTAGCAAACATTCTATCTGCTGAAATCTTAGCTGAGATCAACAGAGAAGTAGTCAGAACAATTTATTCAAAAGCAAAAAAAGGTGCTCAGATCAACACTACTAATGCAGGTATCTTTGATTTAGATACTGATTCAAATGGTAGATGGTCTGTAGAGAAGTTCAAAGGCTTAATGTTCCAACTTGAAAGAGATGCGAACAGTATTGCTCAAGATACGAGAAGAGGAAAAGGTAATATCCTTATCTGTTCTTCAGACGTAGCTTCTGCTTTACAAATGGCTGGCGTACTTGACTACACACCTGCTTTAAACAACAATCTAAACGTAGATGACACTGGTAACACATTCGCTGGTGTATTAAACGGTAGATTCAAAGTATACATCGACCCATATGCAGCTAACCAAACTGCTAAACAGTTCTACACTGTGGGTTACAAAGGTACTTCACCTTACGATGCAGGTATGTTCTACTGCCCATATGTTCCACTACAAATGGTGAGAGCAGTTGGCGAGAACAGCTTCCAACCGAAAATTGGATTCAAAACTAGATACGGTCTAGTAAGAAACCCATTCGCTGAAGCATCTGCTCAGGTTTCTGGTGCAGACACTACTGGTACTGCGAACGCTAACATCTACTACAGAAAAGTTCAAGTTGTGAACATTATGTAATAAGATTGTTGGTTGAGAATTACCACAACCACACACCACAAAGAGGGGCCTTAATTGGCCCCTTTTTACTTTTAGCGGAATACTAAATACTAGTATGAAGTTATTAATCATTCAAATATTTCTCATTCTATTAATCACTGGTTGTACGAAACCATCTGTAGATATCTTTGATAAACTATGGGATAAGATTGATAATATGAAAGATGAAGATAAGGTATCTGAATCAGATCAAAAACTCATCATAAAAGCAACAGAAAAAGAGTGGGAAGATGTAGACAAAGAGGGTGTAATAATCCCTCCTAAAAAACCTACTAAATAGTAATATGAGCACAATCACAGCAAAGACTACATTACAAGCAATGGAGAGACAACCAGGCGGAAACGAACTGGACTTTGCAGCTCCAACGCAGTATCGTTTTCAAGTACAAAAACTACCAGATGTAACTTTCTTTTTACAAGTTGCAAATATTCCTGGTATTGCAGTTGATCAATTAACTCAACCTACACCACTAAACACTATCGCAATCGCTGGTTCTGATCTTTCGTATGAAGACTTGTCAATGACATTTTTGATTGACGAAGAATACAGAAATTATAGAACAGTACATGCATGGTTAAAAGGATTATCGTTTCCTGAAAATCACACACAGTTTGCTGACTTGTTAAATGAAAACAAAGATGTGATGCCATTATCTCAAAGTAGAGGTATACAAACAGAGATTGGTAAAACACTACCAGCAACACCTGATGGTGCGATCTACTCAGACGCAACATTAACATTATTAACTTCAAAGAACAACCCGACACTAGAAGTAAGATTTAGAGATATCTTTCCTAAAACAATTAGTGCGGTACAACTCACAACAGAAGATACAGAGGTCGCATATCTAAAAGCAGATGTAACATTTGGATACAAGTATTACGAATTTCAAAAATTATAATACTAAATAAACTTAATTATGAAACATAAACATTGTGTAATACGTGCGGAAGTCAACAAGCCTATAATCAATAAAGGGAAGGCTCGTAAATTCTTACGAAGTCTGATTAAGAAAATAGAAATGAAAGAAATGTATGGACCAGTGGCTAGTTATTGTAAAATGGAAGGCAACAGAGGAATTACTGCGTTTGCAGTAATCGAAACTAGTCATATTGCGTTGCATATTTGGGATGAAAAATCACCATCTTTAGTACAATTTGACGTGTACAGTTGCAAAGATTTTGAACCTCAGAGAGTATTCGATCATTTAGATGTAATGGAACCCACTAAAATTGACTATAAGTTTTTTGATAGAGAACAAGAATTTATAAAAATACTATAAAACCACTTGACTTTTATAGTGTTTCCTGATATAATGTATAGATTATGGATTTAGAAAAACTACAAGAAGAAGCATCAAAAGATTTGAAGATTGATGATACTGAACTGGATATGGAATCCGTTCGTACTCCAATCATTCATGCAAAGTATCTTAAATATCAATCTAAATTTTCACTACTTCTAAAGAAAGCGGAAGATGATTACGATGTACTTGCAAAAGATAAATGGGAGTACTATACTGGTAAGGCACCAGAAAGTGTCTACAAAGAGAAGCCATTTGATATCAAAGTATTAAGACAAGATATCGACAAGTATATCAAGGCAGATCCTGAGTTAATCAAACAATCTCAAAAAGTTGTTTATCTTAGAACAATCATTAATTATATTGAAGGTGTTATACGAAACATCAACAATCGAACATTTAATATAAAGAACGCAATCGAATGGAAGAAATTCACTCAAGGCTCAGTATAGAAAAAGTTGATGAAGTTTACATCAAAGTAAGATGTGAACCTCATATAGCTGCAGAACTCTCAGAGTTTTTTACTTTTGAGGTACCTGGGGCTCGTTTTTCTCCAGCATATCGTAATAGGGTATGGGATGGAAAGATACGTCTATACAACAAAAAGACTGGTAAGGTCTATGGTGGATTACTTGCATATATTCACAAGTTTGCTGAACAGAATGAACTAGAAGTTGTACAAGGTAAAGATGTATATTCTTCTACTAAAATTGATATGAAAGACGTTGAGGGTTTCTGTAAGTCTCTGAAACCACAGTCACAAGGTAAAGATATTGAGATAAGAGATTATCAAATACAAGCAATCTATCAGTGTCTAAAGAGACACAAACTATTATTACTATCACCGACTGCCTCTGGTAAAT